CTGTGTATGGATTATCGTGTAAATAGAATATATTCATCAGCAAAATTCTCCGTCGCTAGTTGTATAATCCCTGCCTATAGTACTCAATAACTCAAGCAATGTATAGGGATTCTCGTACTCGTCAACGATCTTGCCGCCGCGAATGTACTCAATGATAGCAGACAGGTCCAACAATTTCAAGTGAGGATCTATGTGCAAGATGAACCCACCGGACCATCGTTTACCTACGTGGTACGTAGTTGAGTGACCGCAGTGTTCGCATTGCACCATAGTGGCATAGAAATTAGTACTCATTTTATAGTCTCCAAATAAATTGGTGTCAATCTGCAACAATGTACAGATTGAGATCAATTTACTCGTCAGTAAAGTCAGTAATTCCAAAGAAAGTTACTTCTAGTTCGTTACCATCCTTATCAATACCAGTGATAGTCACCCATTTAGTGTCATCGTCTAGTAGTTTAGAAGAAAACTCAAGTGATTCTGTTTCGTGAAATGATATCCTTGTCATATGCTTAGCTCCGGTTGTTTGACTTCGACAGTATAACCCATCCCTTTGATGACTGTCAACACTTCCCTAGTTAACGTCCTAGTGCCTGCAATTCTGGCAAAGGATTCTGAATCACTACAAGCAGGATATATTGCTTCTCTGCCATAGTTGTTTTTGATTGTAACATGAATAGTTTTCATCTTGCACCCCCAATAAAAGCCTCTGTGGCATTTCTAATTGTTTCGGAAGTAATTTCATTACCTCTATCAATTTCTTCGTTGATATAGTTAGCTAAATATTCAAAATATCCTATCATAATTCATCCTTTAAGATTATACATGAAATAACAAAGATAATAGCTATACAGAGTAATTGGAATCCTAGCATAAGATCACCTCTCAAGTTTTGACTTCCATATTCCCTGCCAGATTAGCAGGGATTCGCCCAGTAGTCAACTGGTCTCGTCAGTATGGATTAAACAATATACAGTTCAGAAAGTACAGGATTCTTGGCCTTGATGCCGCAATTTGGCTGCTTATTATCTTGCATATCAGCATACACTGTATGGTTAACATTACACATTGTATGGTTAACACCACGCAGAACCCTAGATACACTCAGGCACCTAATACCACCACGGGCATTAAAGTGCTGCATGTTCTGTACTAGATCATCAAAAGACCACTTACCACCAACTTTGAACGTCTTTACAGTCTTATCTGCAAAGAGTACCTTGTAGCTGCCAGTCTCGCCTGTAGATTCAGCTAGGGCTTTTGTAATGCCTGTCGATTGCTTTCTGGCGTGTACAGTCATCTCATCCTCGTATGCCATCAGCATATCGTGGTCCATGTCGAATTCGTCTTGGATTAGGTCTGTCATACTAAACTCCTTTTAATTTGATTGATTAGGTAATCAGTTTCTTCAGATAATGCATACTGCTCAACCAAAGCTCTATAAGCTGCGTGAATTCGATGGGTTGGCAGTTTGCTTTTGATTACCATCCTAGCAATTCCATCGTATGTAATTCTGGAATCCGTACTATTCATATTTAAACTCCGTTAGTTTGCTTGACTAGGTAACTCATCAGCATAGCGTACCAATCGCTATGAACCCCTAGAATAAACTAGGGATTTCGTCGTGTCAAGACTCGATTTTAAGCAGTTTTTCGAGCAATTCCGAATAATCGTCACGGATGGACCTAGCGACTTTACAGCTAGTTCGTTTCTCCATGTTTGCCCATCGCTTTTGTTCTTGGAATACAGCGTCTTGGATATCACGCAGTTCGTCAAAAGTTACTTCGATTTTCATAGATAATTTTCTCCCTAATCGTTTTGATCCGCTTCGATTTGCTCGGCCAGCTGAGCATTGCCCAATCTGTCGAGCAGATCTAGGACATGATCAGCCTCGTATTTCCAACTAGCATAGCTTTGACCACGCTCAGCATATTCCCGAACTGCTGATATAATGTAGTCTAAATCACTACCACGAATTTCCATAATTAACTCCGTTAGTTTGATTATCGTGAATTATACCCTTACAATCTGGTGATCAATCGGCATAGAATATACACCTTTTTCTGGCTTGTCAACCATGCCATATTCTACCACATCGCCGAGAATAGCGATCACTTGATACGTGCGGTTTCTACGTGATTTCGGGAATGTAAAGACCGTACCGACCTCCAGCTCTGATTCCAGCTCCTCCTCGAATGCCATGATTGCTTCGTGGTCCAGATCATATTCGTTTTGTACGTTATCCATAATAATTTACCTTTTAGTTTGACTTGGTTACTCTTCAAAACTGGCTACCAATACCAGCGAAGCCCCATCATAATATCAGGGGCGTTTCGTCATGTCAAAATTCCCTTGTAATTTCTTGAATAAACATCACTCGATGCCTACGATCAGCAGTCATCCAGTCCATGATCTTACCCTTGTCGATGCAAGTAACATGTCCTCGGGTATAAACCAGATAAGTTTTTGATTTATCTAGGGTTTTTACTAGGCTGCTGAACTGCGTTGACGTAAACTCAAGCTTAGCTTTACAGCCCAGATTGTTCAATGCATCCTCAATCTGTCGCGTAGTTGTACCGTTCCGGTGTGGTCTGCCTTGGCGCTCAAGCTCTGCTCTGGCCTTGCCAAAGGATACCTGAGCCGCTACCGCTACCGCTACGACACCGCAAAATCCGGCATCATTGTAATACTTCCGACCAATCTTAACGAATTGATCATAGTTTTTGTAAGTCTTGCGCTTAATCACGATTAAAAATCCTCCGTAAATGATTGATTTTTAACGGTGATTTAGGGACAGAAATCAATATAATAAAGAGATTTCTACAGGGAGCTAACCGTATACGCGCCCTAGGTCCCTAAAGACCGCGCAAAGCTTCGCTAAAGAAGCTAAGCAACTTCGCTAGTATGGATACGGTTCACCCGTTAGGTTATCAGACTAACGCCGTGGCGATTCGGCCTGACCCGTCTCCGCTATGCGAAGGGGCTTGAGCAGCGGGTCTCTTGGATCTGGCTAAACTTAGGCACCACGGCACCTATCCAGACCTACTTGTTTCTCCCGAAACCCGCTTGATTGCTCAAACTTGGGGCGCATTGTACAGGATTAACTGGGCTTGTCAACACTTTAGCCGATAAAAAGATAAGTCGTTGTTTTATAAGGTAGTTTTAGGTAGGTCTGATTGGTCTATCTGGTTATAAATCCTATTCTCGCTAGGTTCTGTCAGATTCTGGCAAGTTTAGCTAGATAGGATCGCGTGTGCGTGCGCGTGTGCGCGATATAGCTTGATAGGTCTGTGAAACTACTTCGCGTGTGCGCGTAACGCGTGCGTGCGCGTGTGCGCGTAGGAAGGTACGGGGCATGTGCCACCCCCGCCTCCCCCCTATATATACTACTTGCCATGATCTACGAAGCAAATCAGAGGTGACAAGTTATATAGGCAGGGCCTTACGGATTTCCTCGGAACTAATAGACCCTACAGATTTCCTCGGAACTATATAGTCTAATAGACATGCATAAAAAAACCCCTTGGGTTTTCTACACGCTAGGTATAGGTTCACCCTCGGGGCCTGTTAGTTCCATTATACACATAGATTTCAGATTTGTCAACCCCCCTTAGCTTTTATAGTAGTACCCCCTGTATAATAAATACCAATGATAGTACTTGACAACTTGCCATAGCAACTGTATAATAGTAAACATTACCTACTATCACTACTATGAATATGTCCGATAAGTATTTACCTAGTCCCTACGGCAAGCGCGAGCTGACAGAAAAGCAACTAGCACTCCTAGACAACTTAGAATCCTGTAACTATGATCCTATGTTAGCCGCGCAACAAGCAGGCTATGCTCAGCCCCGAGCAGCAGTCAACTCTGTAAAGGAAGAACTAGCAACTATTGCACAAGATCTTATTGGTAATGCCTCGTTACGAGCAGCCTCTACTCTTGTTAACATCATGACCTCAGAAGCGCCTATACCCAATATTAAAGAAAAGATGGCAGCAGCTAATTCTTTACTAGACAGAGCAGGGTTTGTTAAAAAGGAGATCATGGACATTAATCACAAAGTACAGGGTGGAGTATTTGTATTACCAGAAAAGAAACCACCCGCAGTAGTACAGGATGCAGAATTTGAGGAAGTACACAATGAAGATTAAAGAATACTTAAGAATCCCTCGGAACTCTAAGCGGCCTCCGTATGGTTACAGTGCCGAAGATGATGAGCTTATTCCTAACCAAGCAATCCTAGAGGCCCTAGAAAAAACTATACAGTTCATAGAGTACCAAGCCTTCTCAGGCTATAGGCCAGCAGCACAATACCTTTCATACGAAACAGGAGTACCTATATCCAATGAAGGACTCAGACTCATCCACAAACTCAAAAAGCACCCAGTCCTCTTTGGACGAAAAGACTATTGCGGAGACACGACAATCATTCCCTTTAGAGAATCTGACGGGACCAATAGTCAAGAGGCTAACGAAGCAGTATCCGAATCTGTGGGAAATATATCCTGAAATATACGAAACAGATATTAAAGGAGAGTTCATACTTAAGAAGGACGGTACTCCTAAGCGTAGACCGGGGAAGCTAGGTGGCTCAGCCCACAATCTACACAGTAAAACTAAAGCTATTAACTCGGCCCGTAGAGCAGTAAAAGAAACTCAGAAGACAATCTCTAGTCTACGTAAAAGAGCTAATGCTAAAGAAGCTACTCTAAACAACCGTAAAGAAGTTCTAAAGAAACTAGACGGCGATAATAAGAAAGAGCAGCTGGTCATGGATACTGACCTTAATGCTCTTCCTAATGAGGTACGACAAGCCCTACAGGACGAAGAGGCATCTATCCTCTTTAAGCCTAACCCCGGCCCTCAGGAGGATTTCCTTAGCTCTTCAGAGAAAGAAGTCCTGTACGGTGGTGCAGCAGGTGGTGGTAAGTCTTATGCGATGCTTGTTGATCCTTTACCTCAGTTCGTACACAAAGAAGCACGAGCACTGTTAATTCGTAGGACCATGCCGGAACTACGAGAACTTATTGACAAGTCCTTTGAGCTGTACCCTAAAGCCTATCCCGGCGCACGATTCAGACAACAAGACAAGACTTGGACATTCCCTTCAGGAGCCAAGCTAGAGTTTGGTTACTGCGAGAAAGACTCTGATGTGTACAGGTATCAGGGTCAAGCATACTCTTGGATTGGTTTTGACGAACTAACGCAGTGGCCTACTGACTTCTGCTGGAACTATCTGGCTTCTCGATTAAGGACTGTTAACCCACAGATACAGACCTACTTACGTGCTACTGCTAACCCCGGTAACATTGGTGGTGCTTGGGTCAAAAAGAGATTCATTGATCCTGCTATTCCGGGTGAAGCATTTATTGTTCGTAACCCTGATGGATCTAGTATTACAAGAAAGTTTATACCTGCTAAACTTACAGACAACCCCTACCTCTCAGATACAGACTACGGTACAATGCTCAGTGGTCTGCCTGCTGTACTACGTAAGCAGCTCCTAGAAGGTAACTGGGACGTAGTAGAAGGCGCAGCATTCCCTGAGTTCGATAACGATAAGCATGTCATAGCACCGATGGAGATTCCTCCGCACTGGGAAAGACTCAAAGGCATTGACTACGGCTACGCATCTGAGTCAGCAGTCGTATGGGCAGCAGTAGACCCAGAGGACGGAACCCTGATAGTTTATAGAGAACTATACATGAAAGGACTTGTAGGGTCAGAACTAGGCGACATGATCACGGAACTAGAGCGCCCTGATGTCCGTAGCGTACCCGGAGTCCTTGACGGAGCTGCTTGGAGTCAGACAGGTGGAGGTTACAAAGGGCCTACAGTAGGCGAGGTGTTAACTCGTCAAGGCCATAAGCTACGCAGAGCAGACAAGAATCGCGTAGCAGGTAAGGTCCAAGTACACGAAAGGTTAGCAATCGCTCACTCTGGCAGACCAAAAATGCAGATATTTAGTAGTTGTCCTAACTTAATCAGGGAATTACAGGCTTTACCGACCGACAAGAACAACCCAGAAGACGTAGATACTAAGGCTCAAGACCACGCATACGATGCTCTAAGGTACTTAATTATGTCCAGACCTAGACTCGAAGGCCATATGGAACGCTTAGCTAAGTACAGATCTGAGGTTTATCAGCCAGTAGATAACGTATTTGGGTACTAAAAGTGACAAGTTACACTTGACAAAAGCACTATTCATGTGTATAATAAGAGTCATTCGCTAACATAAATGGAGAATAATAGTGAAGGATTATATCTACGGAGACACTAACGAAGGTGTTTCTCAAGGCGCTCTAAAGGGCCAAGGCGGTGCCGCAGGCGGTGCTGGCGGTTCTGATGGCTATGTATTCGGCCACTGCAACGAAGGTTGTGCTCAAGGCCACCCCAAAGGTGCTATGATCAATACGGGTCAAAACGACTCAAGCACAGTACACGCAGCCAACGAGAAAGGTTCTATTTTGTCTAAGCTGGGTTCAGCAGGCGGAATGCCCAACGCAAAGGAACTTTAAATGTACGGAACAGAAAACATGAACCAGAACGAGTACATTCGATCTGAGTTTGCATCCCGACGCAAGACGACTGGCCCTACTCCAACAATGCGAGACAGCAGCGGCTCAGTCGAGATCCCAGCAGTAGATACAGCTACGTTTGAATCTTCTCAGGATCACGCCACTATCAATGCTGCTAAAGGTATTGATATGTACAGCAACCCTAACGATGGAAAGCCTTGCTAACATGGCTGAAGACAACACACTCCTTAGCGCCAACTACATTGCAGAAGTAGAAGAAGAACAAGGCTTAGATCTTGATCTTCCTCAACCTGAACTAGAAACGATTGTTGGTGTTATTAAGTCGCGCTTCCAGAGCGCCAAAGACGCACGAGAAGTTACAGAGCGTAACTGGCTCGATGCGTACCAGAACTATCGGGGTGTGTACGGTAAGAACGTAAGGTTCAATCAGCACGAGAAGTCTCGTGTGTTTGTAAAAATTACCAAAGCTAAAGTACTTGCAGCTTATGGTATGATGGTTGATGTGGTCTTTGGCACAACTGAGTTTCCTATTGGAGTACACGAAACAAAAGTACCTGAAGGCATAGTTGACAAAGCCCACCTCCAACCGTCTATAGAAACGTCTACGCCTGCTCAAGATGATATGCAGGCTATGGAAATGGAACTCCCGAAGAATCCTTTTGATGTAGGATACGAGGGGGACGGTAGAGTACTCAAGCCGGGATCTACTCAAGTAGTAGACTCTCTTGGCGAACAAGAAGAAGAATGGACTGACCCAGAAGGGAACGTAGTTTTTACTCCGGGGCCTGCGCCTCGCCCTGATATGGTTCAGATCAATCCGGCTAAAGAAGCAGCCAAACGTATGCAGCGTTTGATCCATGATCAGATAGAGGAATCAAAAGGAGACGTAGAACTCCGACGGGCTATGTTTGAGGCAGCTCTCCTTGGTACTGGCGTTATTAAAGGGCCATACAACTTTAATAAGCGTTTGCATAAGTGGAGCGAAGACGAAGATGGCGAGCGCACATATGAGCCACTCGACGTTAGAGTACCAAGGATCGAATTCGTATCGTGTTGGGATATGTATCCTGACCCCTATGCTACTGACATAGACGATTCGGATTACATCATCCAGCGTAGGCGACTAACTCGATCAGACCTACGCAGGCTGAGCAGAGCACCCTACTTCAGAGGGGATGCTATTAAGAAGTGCTTAGGCGACGGCCCTAACTATGTAGCAGAAGATTACGAGTATACTATTCGTACAGATGACTCAAGCGATACGGGAACACTGTACTCTACTCGATACGAAGTCCTAGAATACTGGGGCGTAATGGATGCTGAGTTTCTTAAAGAGATTGGGGTTGATGTACCTGATTCTGTTAGCGACCTTGACGAACTCGAAGCTAACATTTGGATCTGTGGTGATCAGGTTATTCGAGCAGTACTCAATCCATTTATCCCTAGCAGACTTCCTTACATGGCTTTCTCCTACGAAGATAACCCCTACAGTTTCTGGGGCGTAGGCATAGCCGAGAACATGAACGACAGCCAGCAGATCATGAATGGTCATGCTCGTATGGCGATTGATAACCTTGCCTTGTCGGGATCTGTAGTCTTTGATAT